ATAAAAATAAATCATATCATCAATCAGGAAATGCTTTAGATGTTGTGCCTTATGTTAATGGTGGTGCTTCATGGGATGAAAAAGAACTTTATAAAGTTGCTGTATGTATGTTACAAGCTGCAAATGACTTAAATTATAAATTAGAATGGGGTGGGTTTTGGAAAACTTTTAGAGATTTACCACATTACCAAATTAGATAATATGAAGAAGGTGTTAAATGTAATAGGAAGAGTTTTAAAAGGTGCTGGTGATGCTTCGACTGGTGGTGTAGTATCTGCAGTTTTAAATTCTAAAAACAGTCCTGATGGTGGAAAAGGAAAATACGATCTAGCAAAGATTTCAGGATATTTAATAATGGGTTTTATAATATTTGGTGTTATATTCAAGGGTTTAGAAGCTGAAACTGCTAAAAGCTTAATGAAGTTAATCGTTAAATTGGGCTTTTGGGCTTAAATTAATTTTTTTATTTTATTGTTTTATACCTCGTTTACCTAGTGTTTACGGGGCTTTCTTATTTATAATGACTATAAATAAGGTTCGTTTAAACCTTTTTTAATTATATTTATAAATAAATTCGTATATTAGCACTATACAAACACACTAAAACAAAAAGACATGAATATTCAAGAAAGTTATTACGTAAGCGAATCAGAGACACTACTAGTTGATAATAAAAACATTTCTTACTTAGTAAATTACAATGTAATTAAAGAAACAGAAGAAGGTTTAGGATATGTTGATTATGATACACCTTTTGATTCTGATGAAACTACTACAGAAATAGAAATGATAGAATGTTTTATTTGCAATGAAGATTTAGAAAATACTGCAAATGTTTCTGAAAAAGATTTAGAAATTATAAAAGATTATTTAATAACTATTAACGAGCATTAAGATGAACTTAGAAACACAAATAGAAAGATTAATTAAGGAATATAAAGATTATGGAAAAGATAGTCTTCCTTATGATATTCTTAGGGCTAAAGCAGTAGTAGAAATAGTAGAACTAATTGAAAAGAATATAGAAATACTTAAAGAAAGAATTTACTTTCATAAATGGCACGATAAAAAAAGAATTTACATTTTAAATAAATCTATGGATAGACTAGAACAAAGAAAACAAAATGCAGTTAATAATTTACTAAAACCAAATAAAAATGAAACAGTACAAGCAAAAAGATTTTATTCATCTTATAGCTAAGTCTAAAGATGCAACTTTAACAGAATTAGCACAACTATTAGACTTAGAGTTAAGTTCGTTTAGAGTAACTCTAGAGCGTAGCAATTTAATGTTACATCAGTTCCTTAAAGTATATAAATACTTATACGGTAAAGAATACAAGACAGACAGTGAATTTTTAGACATTATGCGTGAGCTTTACGATTTTACATTAAAGCAATATGTAGAAGCTATGCAAGTTGATGATGGTAAAAAAGTAATTGTAACACTTTACAGCAAGACTAAGATTCAATTAATTAATTAATAAAATGATAGAAAAAGCTAAAAAAGAATTAAAAAAGATTGAGTATAAATACAAAAAACATAATAATAAATTTATTAGGCAAAAACAAGTTTTTAAAGAACTAACATTAAAAATAGATTCTACTTCAGGAGAAGAAAAAAAACTTTGGATTAATGCAAGATTTTTATACTGTAAAAAAAATATCTATTGATAAATGATTTTAAATTATTAAAATAAATAGTTCAAATGATATTATATTAATAATAAATTCGTAAATTAGCAAAACACAAAAACACATATATTATGAAAAACTTATTTAAAGCATTAGCAGGATTTCAGCAAGAAGTACCAGCTATTCATCAAGGAACTAAAGGATATGGATATACATATTCAGATTTAAAAACCATTTTTAAAGTTATTAATCCAATATTAAAAAAGCATGATTTAGGATTTACACAACTAATAGAAGGAACTAATATTAAAACTATTATTTTCCATAGTGAAAGTGGAGAAAGTATTGAAAGCATTACAGAAATACCACAAGGAATAACTCTAAAAGGTATGAATACTTTTCAGATTAACGGTAGTGGTATAACATACTACAGAAGGTATTCACTTTCTAGTGCTTTAGGATTAGTAACAGATGTTGATTCAGATGCAGATGGTACTGAGATTAAAAAAACAGATAGCGAAATAGCAACAGAATACAATGCTTTAATTAAAACTGCTAAAGCTAATTTAAAAGCATCTAAAGATATTGATTCACTTGTTACTGCATGGAAAGCACTACAATCTAACCAACAAAGTAATAAGGAAGTAATGGCTTTAAAAGATTCATTAAAAGAAAAGTTATCTTAATATGTATATAGACTATAAATTAAAACAAGGTTCTGAAGAATGGCACTACCTAAAAACTGCTAAAATTGGAGGTACTAGAGCAAAATCAGTACAAGTTAAAAAGTCAATTACTGAAGCTGTAATATTTGATGAGATAATGAGTGAAAGAAACACCTTCTTTAATTATGAAGAAGGTTTCACTTCTGAAGCTATGCAACGTGGAATTGATTTAGAACCTTTAGCTATTGAAGAAGTAACTAAAGAAACTGGTATAATATTTAAAGATGCTGGATGGATTAGCAGAAATGATTATCATGGTCATTCTCCTGATGGTGTATCATTATGCGAAAAGATAGGATTAGAAATTAAATGCCCATCTGCTAAAGTACACAACAGCTATGTAAGAGATAATAAATTACCTTTAGAGTATGTATGGCAAATAGTTAATTTTTTTGCAATGGATGAAAGTATAGAAAGATTATACTTTGCTTCATTTAATCCTGATTACCTTCTAATGCCTTTATTCTTATTGGAAGTAACAAGGGAAAGCGTTATATTTACATCTAAAAAAGATAGTGCTATAGTATCTGAATTAGCAGCAGACTTGAATAAAAATGTTGATGACTTAATACTAAAGATTAAGCAAGAAGAAAAAGTAATAATACAAAGGATTTCAAATAAATTAAAATTTTAACAACTAAACATTTACAATTATGAGTAACATTTTAACATTCACAGGTACGGTTAATAAATTAAAAGACGTACAAGTTATTTCTGAAAAGTTCAGAAAGCAGGAAATTATTTTAACTGATAATCATGAAAACTATCCTAAGTTTATAAACTTTGAAGCTACTAATGATAACTGCGATTTATTAACTGATATTAAAGAAGGTCAGGAAGTAGAAGTTAACTTTAATTTAGAAGGTAGATTATGGACTAATCCTAAAACAAATGAAGAAAGATGCTTTAATACTCTTAGAATCTGGAAAATAAGTGTCAAAGGATCTAATTCAGCACCTGAAGAAAGTAAGCCTAATGTGACTTCTGATCTTCCATTTTAATTAAAAACAAACACAAATTATGGAAAACAATTTTTTTAAACTTAAAATTAAGTACTTAGTACAAGATCCTGATAAAGGAAGTATTAAGAAAAAGACTAGTGAATATGTTTTAAAAGCTGTTAGCTTTACAGATGCAGAAGCTAGCTTATTAGATTATTTAGAAAATCAATTTGAATACAATTTAGTTAGCTGTTCAAAGTTTAATATTCAAGATGTAAGAATAGATGAAACTAAAGAAGATTATTTTAAAGTTAAAATAGTTTATAATTCTACTGATGAAGAAACTGGTAAAGCTTCTAAATCTATTGACAACTACATTATCCAAGGAGATAGTATGGAAGATGTAAATAAATCAATTAGAGAATTATTAAGTACTTCTGTTGTTGATTATCAAATAGAAAACATTCAAAAAACTAAAATTAAACAAGTATTTTATGAAGTAAACAAATAGAAAACTTGTATAGATTAGTGCAGTATCTATATTTGTTATAGCCTACTAGATTAGTTTTTAGTAGGCTTTTCTTATTTGTAATGATTATAAATAACGTTAAATTAAAGTTTAATTGAACTTTTTTTGATTATAAATTGTATTTATCTCAAATGTTGTCGTATATTAGCATTATAACAAACACTAAAACACACACATTATGAAAAATTTAAAATTAAACATTGGCGATTTGGTAAGAACTGAACAAGACCATTGGAAAGAATATGTCGGAAAGGTTATTAATATAACAATGAAACCGCACCCGTTTAGAAGTTCAGATAAATTAATTAAATTTTACAGAATTGAATACGGCTTCAGAAGTGGAAGTTTTGAAACTTGTTGCACTTCAATGCTAAGTAAATATTAAAACCAATCCCCTTCGGGGGACTTTTAAAGAAAAATTTAACTATAAAATTATTACATATGAATATTTTAGAAAAAGCAGACGAAATAATAAATAAAAGGTCTGAAGAAAAAGAAAGACAGTATGGACCTTTTGAAGAAGGTATGGAAAGAGCAGCTATGATAGCTAGTGGTGCAACTGGTAAAAACATTACAGCAAAAGATATGTATATGTGTATGGTTGCACTTAAGTTATCTAGAGAGAGTTATTCTCACAAAGAAGATAATTTATTAGATGCAGTTGCATATTTAGGTTCTTTTAATAACTACGAAAACAATAAATAATTATGAAAAAAGTAGGAATGTTAGGAGTATTGACAAATCTAGGTACTAGATTGTACTCACATAATGCTGGTTGGACTTTCGTAACTAGATCTATACTTAGTGAAAAGTTAGGATATGAAGTTGATATAGTATCTAATAACGAATGCTATAATAATTATGATGCTTTAATTATTAATGAAGGAGCTAACTTTAAGCCTGGTGTTTTTAATTTTTTTGGAGGTGTACAAGATAGACAAATAGATTCTCTTAAAAAGTTTAGTGCTTATAAAGGAAATGTATTATACTTAAATGATTTTGCAGATTACACAATACCATGTAAAAAAAGAAAAGATTTATCTGATTATGCTAATTTAACTTTTCCTAAAGGTAGAGTTATAGACATTACTAAATATAGTGATTCTGTTATTATTGGTGATAGTCATTCAATATCAGCATGGGAGCCAGGTAGAACTATAAACAGATTAGACGGTAAAACACTTAACGGAGCTTTAAATATAGGTTTAAAAAATTTAATACCTTCATCAAGTCATAAAAGTTTACAGTTTTATTTTGGTAATATAGATGTTAGATTCCATTTTAAAAGATTTAACGGTATAGTAGCTATAGATAACATATTAAAAAGATACGTAGAGCAACTTGTACAGCTTAAAAATCAAGGTTATAGTATTAAGCTAACACATTTAATACCTATTGAGAATGAGTCTAGGAAAATTCCAGGTACAGGTAAATATAAAGGAGAGAATTTTTTTGGTTCTCAAATAGAAAGATCAGAGTATGTTAATTATTTTAACGTTAAATTAGACTATATAGCTTTAGAACATGGTTTTAAAGTTGCTAAATGGAATAACTTAAATTATGAAGAGTTATCTTTTGATGATATGGAATCTAGGCAATCAGTACACGTTAGGCCTTCGTCATATATGAACGCAGATAAATTTATAAAAATATAATTATGCTACAAGAATTTAAAGAGTATTATAGTAAAGCTAGAATGATGCAAGAGCTTAAATTTCAGGGTAAAAACTGGACAGCTAAAGATGTTAATGACGATCTAATATGGAATGTGCCAATATACGATGTAGTCAATAGAAGATATGCAGCTTTTAGTAGCCTTCCTGAAGCTATTAAAGCTAGTAAAGATCCTAAGAATAATAGTTTATTTTTTGATAAAAGTAGAACTAAAATAAGTGATGAAAACTTTATTAGATTATGTTATTTATTTAGACTTTGTGGATCTGGTATAAACTATAAGCCTAAGAAAAAAGAAGAATCACCTTTTGGCACACATGGTTTTGGTAATTTCTGGATAGTTAAAGAACTTAGTATTGGTTCTGTTGTATGTTCTGATTGGATAAGAGTTATGCCTGATTCTAAATTTTGTGATGTTAAAGGTTACTTACTACCTATGATAAAAGGAGGATTGCATTTATTTATTTATAATAAATCAGAGCAGTTGATGAATTATCTTATTAGTTATATTAGCACAGATAAAATTAAAGGTATAAAGCAAATAGTTGATTATGGAAATAAATGGTTAATTGAAAACGGTTTTAAAAGACAAAATTTTGTTTTAACTGCTTTTGCTATGGATATGGCAGAATATTTTCCTAAATTAGTAGATCAAAGTTCAGATGTTTATGTAGGTAGTAACGCTAAAAAGTGTTTAAAATTAATAATGCCTGGAGTTAAAAATGATGAAGCTTTAAGAACTCTTTGTAATATTACAGGAAATTATAGTAAGCCTTATGACATGGAAGATGTAGCTTGTGATTTTATAAGATACTTAGAAAACTTTCAATCTAAAGAACATATAGAAATGAATGACAATGTAATATATAAAAATAGTTTAATATGAAAGATATGTTTTTAAATAAGCAGGAAGGTTTAGATAATAAAGATCTAAGAGGTAAAAATTTAGAATACTATTTAAAACTAACTGAAGGATTTAAAAGTTCTTTTGATGATTTTAAAGTAATAGAATCTGAAGGTTTTAACGTAATAGATGAGTCTCAAGCTTGTCCTGTTGGGTATAAAGCTAGAAGCGGAGAATTTTTGTTATCAAAACTAAAAGATCAAGGCGTTAAAGAAATAGTTTATGTGCAACCAAGAAGAGGTTTTGCTGGAATAAGTTTATCTTATCTTTGTAAAAAATACGATATAGCTTTAACTTTAGTAATGCCTTCATCTAAAAAGTCTTCTCCGCATCAAAGGTTATGTATAGAATATGGAGCAAAACCATTATTCTTAAGAGTAGCTGCAATGCCTAATGCTAACTCGATGGCTAAAAAATATGCAAAAGCTACTGGTGCTTATTTTATACCTTTAGGATTAAATCATGAGTATGTTGTAGCTTACGGAGTTAGATTAATACATGACTTTTTTAAAGATAAGGAACACCCTAAAAGAATGTGGTCAGTAATATCTACAGGTGTTTTATCTAGGACTTTGCAAATAGCTTTACCAAATACCGAGTTTTTCAATGTTGCTGTTTCTAGAAATATACAGCAAGGCGATTTAGGTAGAGCAAAATTCATGAGTTATCATAAAGCTTTTAATCAAAAATCTGACATAATACCTTATTATTTTGACTGTGAAGAAGCTTACGATTCAAAAGGATGGGATTATATGACTAGATACGGGAAAGATGATGATTGGTTCTTTAACGTTGCTGGTAATGCGCCAGAAACAACTTTACTAGAAGAAGAAGTTGACTCTTATAGAGATTGGAGAGATTTAAGAGATTTTAAAGATATTTTATAATTATTAAAATTTAATTATTACATTCACAAAAACAAACACAAATTATGATTTTAAAAAACGAACTACAGCCTATTAGAGACTGGGCTAAAGAAAAAGGAATTTTTGACAAAGGAGACTCTAAAACTCAATACTTAAAACTACAAGAAGAATCTGGTGAACTAGCTAAAGCTATTTTAACTAATGATGAGCCTGAAATAATTGATGCTCTAGGTGATTGTACAGTAGTATTAGTTAACTTAGCTAAACTATGTGGATATAATTTAGAAGACTGTATTAACTCTGCTTATGATGTTATATATAAGAGAACAGGTAAAATGGAAAACGGCACATTTGTTAAAAACCAAAAACCAGTTGTTAAATTAGAGAAACATAGAAATGGTTATTTTAATTTCCCGTGTAAATTTACAGAGATAATAAAATACATGGATAAAAATGATGTTTTAATAGATGGTAAAAAATATAGTTCTTCAGATGATTTACACATTAAAGCTAAACCTAGCAGAAATGGTGGAGTAGCTTATGTATACCCTAATAGTTTATAGAAGATGGAATTTAAAAACGCACAAGAAGCATTTGAATATCTATTTATAGAGATAAATCAAAAAGGTGAAAAATTTAGAGATACTAAAACTTTATTTAATAAAGGTTTCTACATAATGAATCCTACTGATAATGAAATAAAAACAGAATACAGGAAATGGAATAAAAAATACGCTGATAGAGAATGGGAATGGTATCTATCAGGAGATCCTAGTGGTGAAGAAATATCTAAATTTGCTCCTATATGGAAAAACCACATGGATGAAAACGGCAATGTAAGATCTAACTACGGTTGGCAATGGAATCGAGGTTCTCAATTAGATAGAATTATAGATAAGTTACATGCTGATAAAAACACTAGACAAGCATTGTTATCTATATATGATGGAAAAGAGATAGAAACTTATAGTAATGATACTCCATGCACTAGCTCAATACATTTCCAAGTTGTAAATAATAAACTATGTATGACTGTTAATATGAGATCTAATGACTTATGGTTTGGTTTTTGCAACGATCAATATTGTTTCTCTAAACTTCAAGAAATGGTATCTAATGAGTTATCTTTAGAAGTTGGATGGTATTATCACTTCTCAAGTAATATTCATTTATATGATAAGCATTTAAAAGATATTTAATTTTTTATTTGTAATTAACTAATAGCCTTGACAGATGTTAGGGCTTTTTTTTACATAAAGCTTATTTATAATCATTATAAATAAGGTTCAAATGAGCTTTTTTTAAAATATAATTGTAATTATCAAATATAAGTTCGTATATTTGTTATATGAAAAACAAGGAAACAAAAAAATTAGGATTTAGAAAAGGACAAAAAGTTAACTATTTAGATAGTATGACAAATGTTATGAAGGTTGGTTTTGTTATTAAAAAAATGAAAAACCAATATTTAATTGGTGAAACAATGGACCGTAACGAATATTATTTGGACACTGCTTTTGACACAGTTTATGGAAAAATGAGTTTAGCAGATTAA